GGCTTGAGTGACTATAAACTGTTACAGCGCCTTTGTGAGCAGTCTGGCTACCTGATGAGAGACGAGGGTAAAACCATTATCATCAGCACCATAGCCAACCTTGTAGACACAGGTATAGTGTTGATACCGGGTCTAAACCTGTTGAAGTGGGATATCAAGGATGAGGCGTTGGGTGACGATGCTGAGGATGAGGGTAGGAGTGTTGTCCAAACAGAGCAGAAGACAGAGTTAGAACCGGCTACTGGCACCTTTAAGGCTAAGTCACCTGATATTGACAAGGCTAAGGACAAAGCAGCTACGGGGGCAAAGTCAGACAACAAACAAGCCACGGTCGCACCGGAGTCACAAGCTACTGTTGCAACACAGGTTGCCCGTACTAAGCGCCTCAAGGGGTTACCCTCTACCTTTGTTATCCCGTTGTCTAAGACCTCCCTAACCCTAGCACCATTGTTTACTGTTATCACAGAGGGTTTACCAGGGGTGTTATCACGGATATGGGCTATTGATAAGGTAGAGCATAACCTGAGAGAGGGTACCACCACACTCAATGTATACAGCCCTGTAGAGGTTTTGGATAACTCGGTACCCGGAGGGGTATCCAATGGGGAAACACCACCACAGCCACCAACAGGACAGGGTTACGTTTGGCCTACTAATGGCACGGTCACCTCTACTCAGAACCAAATAAGAAGCGTTGGTACTTCCCCCCACATCGGTCTAGACATCGCGGCAAGTGAGGGGACACCTGTCTATTCTATGCAAGACGGTGTGGTCTGTGGGTTTGCTGGCAGTGGTACCTGTATCAATATAAAACACGCTGATGGTAGCATTATCAGATACATGCACCTATCAGCGCGCTTAGTTAGGATGGGTCAACAGGTTAAGAGAGGTGAGTTAATAGGTAAGCAAGGCGCTACAGGTAAGGTTACAGGGGTGCATCTTCACATTGATATTACTGGGTTACAAGGCAACACCTATCGGTCATCTGGTGGAGGAACCTATAACTACACTAGCGCGCTCGGTCTGAGGATACCTAAAAAGGGTGAAACCATTAAGGCGTTATCGAGTCCTTAGTTTCCAGACATTTTGTGCAAGTCTTCATCAGCGCTACTCCATCTCTCTATAACACCTATTATAACCCTTATGACCACCGATATTACCCGTACAGACTACCCTATTGACCCTACCGAGGGGACGCCCCTAGAGATACCCCCCAACAGTTGGTTACCCACTACCATAGATGTATACCCCTGGCTCGGCTACAGCTTCCGGTACAAGAACCGCCACACCGGTTCGGGAGACACGCGGGTTGAGGCTTCAGACGCCCGTATTGTTCAGGTACACCGCTTGGTTGCTTGGCTACAGTATTGGGAGCTACAACTGCGCGATATGACCTCTACGGCGATGGCTAACCAGGTGGGACAACTTACCCTGGACTTCGGACGTGGCTCGGCTATGGTCAAGATAGAAGCCTCTAGGACACTCCATGAACTAGCCACCCTCATCGACACTCCTATTCTAAAGGATAAGTACTACCCCAAACAAAGGAGACAACCCTTTCAGGCTGTCTCTCTCATCTAGTAAAAGACTGACATCATATCGTTAGGTGTTCCCAACCGTCTTTAAAACCTTGGTCATATTCGCTGTACTCACCGCCCCATAGTAACAACTTAGCATAAAAAGCAGCACCTATTATCTTATTGTTCTGGTAAAGCTCATGTGACTTATACCAACCATCAGTGTAAGACATAAGTTAAACTCCTATCAGTGTTATCACAATGCTCAGTGTGCAGTACCAAAGTGTTATAACAAGCATCCAATAAACCATGTTACACCCAGTCCGGTAGATAATATAGATGCCCTAGCGTATAGCCTTTAGTCATGATATAGCCTTTGTTGTCTACATAAACATAACTGTCTTCTCTTTCAACTCTAAACCCAAGTGCCATCAGTGTTTCAGCATCAGTTTGGAAGTTCATTGCTTTTCTAACCCTCTTGACTTTGACTAACTTAGACTTGCCTACTTCTTTGTGTATAGGCTCATGATAACACCCTGTAGCATCTGGCTCACTCATGTTAACACCGTCTTTACTCGATAGTACAGCTCTGTCACACCGTGGCTCAGGTCGCCTAAAGTAAACCCTAACCATGTTATCACAAAGCTACAGTCGGCTTGTAACATCCCACCAACGTCTCGCCAGTCTAGTTGTTGTGGTTCTATCAACTTTGTTATAACAAAGGTCTCAGTGTCGCAACCGGGGGTTAACCAGATGTCTAGAAGGGTTACATAGTCTGTGTAGACTTGTGATAACACTAGTAGGAGTGTGGTGAAGACCTCGGCAATGGTTTGAACAGTGTTGGAAAGAGTCTGCTGAGTCTGTGCTGACCAATACCATCTAGAAGCTGTCTGTAAGGCGCTGTAGCTGTTGTTAATGGCTGAGACTATCATTTGTCTTAACTCCGGTCTAAGGTTGGTTACGGGGCATTGTAGAGGGGTGGAAGGCCACCCCGTGAGGTTAGAACTCCATCAGATGGGCGTCTTTATAGAACTCAGACTCGGACAGGTAGGCGGGTTGGTAATATGGTTCACCGATGTTACCCACAAAGCGGTCACCGTCTAGTGTTAGCACTTTATCACCAGCTAACCAGTGTATCTCAGGGTTGTAGCCTTGTGATAACAAGAGTTGGTCGTCACGTTCTAAAGCTTCTGATAGACCAGTCTGGGGGATACAGACAACCTCTTGGTAGCCAAACTCGTCAACCGGGCTGTAATGGTACTCGACAGGGCATGACTGACCCAAGTTGTAGAAGCCTAGGTCTATGGCTTCTAAGGCTACGAGTAGGTAAGGTAGGGTGAAGGTAGACCCATCTGGGCAAAATACAGTGACAGCTCCGTTCTCGGCGTATTGGAAGCTGTACCCCTGTGATAAATAAGGGAGGGTAACACCGGACTCAAGACGCTGAATGAGGTTACAGAAGCCGTAACCCTCTGACAACGCCTCAAACTCTGCTGTGTCATGCTCAACTACCCCGACGAGGGTTTGTGAACAAAGGTTAACAGAGCCAAACTCATCAGAATATCTGAGGTAGTACCATCCAATAAGCATATTATTGGTGTTGGTGGCAGTGACCGTTGTATTCTTATAAATGTTGACTGTGCCATATGCTGAAAACTTAGCGGTGGCTGACTTTATCGTGTAGCGGGGCATCGGTTTGTTTCCTTTTCTTTCATTACACCTACTATAGCTAAACCCCTCACCTGTTGGCAAGGGGGTTTACAAAGCTTTACAGAGTCTTTATATTAGATGACCAAAGCTCCAGACTCTATCAAGGCTGTAAGCCTTGATGGGTTCAGGCTATAACCAGGCTCCCACACCGTATCGGGCATATCAGGGGTGCTGGGAGGGTTAGCAGTTACCGACTTACGCCACCTGGTATCAACCTCTACGGATGAAAAGTAGGACTGTCCTGCGGGTAGGATATCTAGGTTTAGCCGGTCTGTTTTCCAGGCTGTTATATACAGATGTGACAGTTGCAATATGTATGCCATCAACTCAGCCTGATGCTCTACCACACAGTGCAATGCTTCGTCGTGAACCGTCATAACCAACCTACCACTGATGTTATAACGTTGCATAAAGTACCACGAGTACACCACGAGACGGTCACGCATCGAAGACCCGGCTTCCTGGATAAACCAGTTCTGCTTTGTTGTCACAAAGTCCCCCTTAGCTTGTGATAAAGCCTTGCTCATCTGTTGATGAGAGAGTAGTGACCGGGGGTCGGGAGAGGCCACAAGGCGGTTTAAGTTGTTATAAGTGGGACTGGCAGCGCCGTTGTAATATAACCCGCTAGCACGGTCTCTGACACCCTTCTGTTTGTTGTGTGTGGTAGTAGCTCTTTCTAAGGCTTCCGACTGACTCATATCCTTGTTAGCCATCAGGAAGTAGTCAACCGAACCGTTTACAGACTGACCGTAGATAACAGCGTAGCCAATGTTTTTGGCTAGAGTGTAGTCTATTTGAGCGCTCAGTGATAACAGCCAGTGGGGGGTTGTCTTATTCTCTTTCTCCCCAATATGGCAACTGATACTGAAAGGTGTTGAACCTCGGTAACCCACTCTTTTGTAGGCTTCTAGGATAGCGTCTCCTAACTCTGCTGCCAACAGTAGCTCTTGTGAGTCAAAGTCAGCCGTGATGAACCTCATCCCCCTAGGTGGCTTAAACAATGCCCTAACGTTAGCGCCCACACACCCATACTTGTCCATCTTAGGTAGAACTTGGGTGATACTACTAGTGGAACGCCGGGTGACCGTACCCCAAGGTCTTAACTGGTCTTTAAATACGGGGTAGCCCTCTAGGTCGTAGGCGTGCAACCCTGCAACACGCTTCCTTAGGCTAACCCAGTTTAACGTAGAATGAACCTTTTTAAGGATACCCTCTGATATTGGTGTTATAGCCGATAACCGGGCGTCATCCTTAAAACCTTTCATCAACATCGAGTGCACTGGCTTACCACGCTTGTCAGGGTTAGATACCTTTGTCACATTACCCTTGTTATCACAAGTATGGTATCCTACAGAGTCGTTGTAGTATAAGAGTGAACCTTTCCAGGTGAAACCCATGATAATAGGTGCCAGTTTAGACCCTATGGAGCAGTTCTTAAGAAGCCCGCGATACCATGCAGCAACACCTTTATTTTTACCGGTTAAGGCAGGCGTCCAGTCTAAGGAGTGAATAAGCTGTAACTCTCTCTCTGTGGGGTCTTCCTCGCCCTCCCATAGGACGTAACAGTACTTCTTCCCAGACTGGGTTACTGTTAGAGCATAGTTGATAGCATCCGGTTCACTATCCCAATGGTACGACAACAACTGTTCAAAGTGTGTTATAACATCGTCAGCAGACTTTAATAGGTCTTGTGATAATGTTGCTTTAATGCTTTGGTAATGCTCCTCAGCGTTATTGAAGTAGTCCGGTGCCAGGTCTTCGTCTAATGGGCACCAAGACTGACTAAGGAGCATCATCGACCACAGTGTGAGCCATTGGGTTTGACCCTGGTATGTGTTGGCCTCTATCCACTCCCTCATCAACGCTTGAAACACCTGAGCGCACGCTACAATATCGTTATAACAATACTCCAGTACTGTGGGGTAGTTGTTCCTAACGAACTCCCAACCCTGTTTGACAATGTTATCACGCACCCCTTTATCCAGAGGTTCATTGAAATAGAACTCATAGACATTAACTAGGCTTGCCCCTGTGGTTTCGTCTGTCCACGCTGGTTGCCATCCGTCCTCTAAGTTAACTAACGCCCTCTGCTGGTTGCAATGACCTCTAGTGACCATCCAGAGACCCATTGTGTCTACAGCCATCGGGCGCTGTGACCAGTCGTCAAAGTGGGAGACATGCTCCCGCAGTGAGTAACTCTGGTCATAACCGATGTTATGACCTATGCTTACCCCGTCCACGCCTGGGTAAAGCAGGTCTAAGTCCTCTAACCCGCCACGGTGGTCTGCTCTCCAAACATAAACATCAGTTAGGCTTACAGCTATGCTACAAACAGGTGCCCACAATGTCGGCTCAGGGTCACCGCCTGCACTAAAATGTCTCCACTCTACGGGTACAGTCTCAATGTCAAGCATATAACAGCCGGGAGGGGGCTGTTCAATACTAACCCATTGTTCACCTGCCCATTGAGACCAACCTACAGGACATTGCCAGTTATGAGGAGTTACCAGTCTGTCAACATCCATCCAGGCTAACACCTGACTAATACAAGGCATTGCCAATGCCTCTATATCCTTGTCTAACTGTTGTTGACTGGGTGCCCACTTCGGTAGTGGTAACTCTACCACTTTAGAGTTATCCTCTACACCGTCGGGAAAGAAACGGGCGATGTACTGAGCTATCCGTCTAACGTCTTGAGGTGCCACAGGCTGGGGTGGACGCCCTAAAAGACGTTGGTGTAAAGCTTCTGACAGGGGTTTGATGTACATTGTTTACTTTCTTACTCTCCCTCTACCATAGCACACCAACCTCTCGGTAACACCTCTATGTCTGACCTCTTTAATATATCTTTACAATAGAGGTAGCCACTCACAGCGTCCCTGCCATTTTGTCTCGCTAGAACAGCGGGGCTCAACCCTCTCTTATAAGCCCAACCCACACTCTCTAGATGGTATTGAACCCTTTGCTTAGGCAACCAGATAAACTTTGGCTGATACGTCATAGGCACTTGGCCTAGGATATCTAACCGCCATTTGGGTATAAACTGTGGGTCTCGAATGATAAGATATTGCTCAGCTTTGCCCGTATTGAACCATCCCATCCCACGAGTGCCACCCAACTCAAACCCCAGAGTGCCATAGACAATGCCTACGGCTTGGCTCTTGATGCTGACTGATGTCCAATGAGTAAACTGTCTTCCCTTCACCCAGATGTCAATGTCCTCCTTGACATCCTCCTGCCATGTTGAGGTTTTTACTAGGTAGCCAGTCATAGCCAACCACCTAGTTATCATCTCCTCAGCCCTAAAACCCTCTTGGTCGTAATGTGACTTCATCTTGTTTCCCTTCTACATTACGACTATTATAACACTTAACGACCTCTTCTAGGAGGGTTAACAATATTTAACACTACTAGTATCTGTTGGCCTAACTCCTTTAGATAACCATAAGTGGTTTCTGGCAGTGTGTCTACATCACACTGTGGCAACGCTTCTAACTTGTGTCTTAGGGTCATTAACTTAGTGTTCCAACGAACTGAGTAGGAAGCTATGCTCTTCTGAAAGTGCCATTCCTTACCTTTTACAGTCAGACACTCGATAAGTCTTTCCCATACCTTGGACGGGTTGACGGAAGAGAGAATATCCTGGTGTAACCTATCTGTTTGACTATCCCAAGTTTGCCTTACGTTAGGGCTGATGTCCTCTAGATACATTGCTTTTAAACTCTCAGGCAAGGCTTCCTCCATACGCCATATGTCAATGACAGTGTGTAAGGCTTTAGGCATTAGTGTTAGTTTGTGTAGCCTCTCCATCACCATAGGTTGATAACGGCTTTCTATGGTCTTTATAGCTGCCATAGACACGGCTTCTATCGCATCAACCAACCTCTTACCATGTTCCATATCTACGTTAATACGGAACTTAGCTCTCAACTCCTGCATCCGGTTCTCCAACCTGGATGTCTCCCAGTTAAACATTATCTGACTGTCTGTGATAACAATGCCACAAACGTCTAGGTAGAGGTCTAAGCAGTAGCGTAACACCCTTGCAGATAAGCATTGAACCGTTACACCTAGCTTAGCCGCCTCACGTTGCCATAACTCGGCAATACGACCCCTCTTCCAGTTATCTCCAAATATTACCGATGACTCCTCTGCCCCATAACACTGTAGGGGGAAATAACGCCGCCTCATACCCCCGTTACTCTTTTGTAACCAGGTGTCGCTATAGTTGTTAGAACTAAAGAAAGGCTGTGCTGTAGGGTTAACCTCCCATGACTGAACACCCTTCGCTTCCACTAACACCCGTTTCTGACCTGACACCACAGACTTGAGCAATGCCCACTGAGTCAGTAGTCGCTGATGAGCTGCATCATCTAGCTCGTCGCAATACGCATAGTCTGACACAACCCATAAGTTACTGAAACGGTTGCTCTCAGGGTCAATAGTAGCCACATCGTACCCTAGTAACTCCATCGCTGTACCTAGGTAACCCGACATCAGCGAACTCTTACCCTCGCCACCCTCAAACCCTATAAGGACACTTAAAGCAGCAAACTTAGTATCAGGTACCACACCTTCACTCGTAGGGTTTCCAGGGTTACCTAGAAGGGTCTTACCCAACATCAGCATCAAGGCTTCCGCCTCCGCCTCTGGCATTAACGTCTCAAATAGTTTAGGCACATCTATTTGCTGTACGTTCTCAGGGAACCACTCGACAGGGGGTACAAACTTATAACAGTCCTTGGCACCTTTTAATGAGCGCTGTAGTTGCCCGTCACTCAAACCCATAGCCGCCATAGCTACTTCGCTACGCCCATCCTTAGGACGGTCTATGAAGCTCTTAGCAATAGCTGTCCATTGCGCTGCTAGCGTCTTATCATCTGACTCCATACGGGCTGAGTTAGCTATAGCCAGCACACGCTCTAGAAAGCCCTCAATACGGGCATCGTCAGGCTTAACTCTCACCCAATGTTTAAAACCCGGTGCATTCAACATAAGAGCGCTGTTTGGAGACTGACTAACATAGACATTAAACCCAGCAAAGTCACCTCCTAACGTGGGTTGCAGTTTCCAACCCTTAGCTATCAACTGCCTTTGGAGTTGTTGTAACAACTCCCTCATACTCACATAGGGCGCACGCTCTCTCTGCTCATCGTTGTCAGCACGGACACTATTAGGTTTAGTCCCTTCCAACTGTTTCCCAAGGTCGCCACCTCCAGTTACTCTCTTATACCCTAGTGTTCCCATTAGTCCAGTCTCCTAAATATTACATCCATCATAGCACAAAGGGTGAGTTCTCACCCACCCTCTTTATTTATCTCACTTTGACTTAAACCAACTCAGACAGCTCATCCTCCAAAGTATTACTATCGTCAACCTCTCCATAAGCATCAGCCATCGGGTCACCCAAGTCCAACAAGTCAGACAACGACGTATCTTCAGCTTGGTTTAACGGCGTAAACACTGCATCCCATTGGGTGTAACTCTTGCCCTGATAGTCCCCTTGCCCTGAATAGCTGATAACAACATGAACCGGGTTGTTTTCTGAAACTTGCTCCCCCCAGTAACGAATGTTTTTGGAGTTAATGGAGTTGTTATTCTTTGTTGAGTAGAAGTCGCCTTCAGCCGACTCTAGAATAAGCTCATCAACCGTGAATGACCCCCCATCCTTCTTCTGTCCAGTCTTGGTAGAGACGCTGTATCCTACCAAGTCAAACTCAAACGTCTGACTAGCCTGACTTACGAGTGTCTTCAGGTCTGTAGGATACGGACGTTCCATAATGGCTGACCAGCCTTCCCCAGACTTAACCGACTTACTTAACTGAGCAGAGTTAGGCTCACAACCCTCACGAGGGTACAGAGGATATGGCACGTCTCCGTAAGTAGTACCTATAATGATAGAATACTTGGTGTACTTGTCACCCTTCACCACCTGTGGTGTGATGAATAAGTCTGCATCCTCACCCACAGCCAGTTTAGCCAACTCAGCCAACGGCTTAGCTACGTTTCCCCACTGCAACTGACAGGTGTTTTTCTTCAGAATAAGACGAGGTTGGTACACCTTAATAACGTCTTTACCAGCCTTCACATAACACTTGATAGTGTAGGTAAAACCGAGTTCATCAAAGTTGAGACTATAAGCCTCAGCCAACATTCGTAACTGCTCGATATGCTCTTCACCCATCAACTTAACGCCAAAGGGTGAGGAGTGCTGTACCTCATAGCCACCTGGGTAGTTGGAAAGTTTAGCGAACAACCCTTTAGTGTTACGAACCTTAGTCTCGATAATATCGCTGTTAAACATTAGTTTGGCCTTTGTGGTTAGTTTGTTTCCTTCTCACCCTTTCATTATAGCACCCTTTAACCAGAGTTAACCACTTATTTAAAGACGTTGATAACGTTAACTTTACTCATCAACATCCTTCCTGTGATATTGTTATAACAACGTTGTGAGCCTAATAGAGCCTGGCTGATAGTGTTCTTATGCTCGTATGACTCCCATAAACGATGCTCCTCAGGTGGGTTTAACAAGTCAATAGCAGGTAACGTTAGTTTTAAGTCTCCTGTTGGAGGTAGGTTATCAGCAGTGTCACCGTAGATGGCTTTCTCAACCCAGATATCAGAAGGACGTTCCAACGGTGTTTGATGCTTAACCTCAGTACGCCACTTGTTTATATCCTCCCGGTTAGCCCTCACTAAGGGTCTGTGCTGCCTTGGTAAGTCAAACCATGTTACCCTGTCTGAGACGAGTCCCAGTATATCTGAGTCGTTACAACACAACACCACATCGCGCTGTTGTTCATCCGGTAGGCTTTCATTTACCTTAACAACAGTAGCCATGAAGTCATCAGCTTCATACCCACGCTGCCTAAGGTGGGTCACGCCTAAAGGTCTCAACACCTCTAAAACTGCTCTTTTTAAACGGTTCATATCGTTCTGGGTGTAGTCTCTACCACCCTTATATGCTATGGCCTCCGGTGGCAGTTCTGAAACTAGTTTACCCACTTTGTCATCAGGGCTACTAAACACCCTCTTACGACGCTTCAATGCCCTTGTAGGCAGTAGTGGTGTGAGGTTACGTAACCATTGGTGACGCCAATACTCATTAACCTCGTCTTTCCAGTCATAGGCCAGGAACACCACAGGGTCGTTAAGCTCAACATAAGGCCGCAACCAGTCAAGGGTTAGTAACTCCATTAACTCTGCCCTGAGCACGTTCTCCCACACTTGCCGCCGAGCTCGCTCCCACTCCTTAAACCCTTCAAACTCGTCTTGGCGCTCTTCCAACCTGTTCCATAACTCATTCATTACAGACACTAAGCAATATGTAGTGGTTGATACATCTATCACTACAGCGCTTTTACGTTCCATTAGACTACTTCCATTAATGCTATAATACAAGTATAGCACTTAATGTACATTTTAACCATGACCCATGCAGTTTTGTTACAACAACCCAGGCAAGTACCCTTTGCTGTCTACACCCATCGCCCTGTTAACTCCGCTAAGTTCCTTTGGTACGAGTGTTATAACAATGATATTGACCCACAGGGTTACCTTGAGTATATCAACCGACTAAACGTTATCCAAACCGGGTCAACCTCCCTACACCTTGGCTATATAGATGCTGTAGACGACTCTATAACGCTGTCTGTTAACCTATATGGGCTAGATACCATAGCCACTAGAGCAACGCTCTGGCTCAACGCAGAGCGTCTTGTCCGGTTAGAGCTAGGCTACACCATGCTCATGGATATGCTAGAACACCGTCTCTAAGTGTATCACTTTATGGTTATATAGTTATATGACTAAGTTGGGGACATTGCTCATTACCCTTATTGAACCCCTAAAACAATACCCCTCAGACCTTGAGGCCGAGGGGTTAACTGTTGAGGACATTGACACAACCCTAAAGGTATTACGTGTCCTGTTTAGGTCTTAATGGCTTTCAGGGACAACCACGGCTGATATCTTGTGTGTGTGTGTGTAACTATCCCACTGTGTAAACCTAGCTCTAGCACTCAAGGATAACCCTCTCAGAACGAGTTAATATGGCTTACTACAACCATTAACGCTAAGTTATAGCGATATAGGTTTAACTCGATACCCGCCCTGGTTAGAAGCTAGGGTGGTTTTTATTGTCCCCTATAAGAAGAGATATCAAATAGTGTGTGTGTAAGTTATGTCTAACGCCTATTCTACGCCGTGGGATAAAGGCCGCCCGGTGTTCCTCCGGTTACCCCGTGACGGTTACCAAAACAACCCAGATGTAGAGGCATTGTTAACCCAGCCTGATGAGTTCCTAACCCGTACAAAGACACTACTGGAGACTCTTTATCAACGCCTCGACCCCCTTGTATGTCCTGTGGAGTGGCTAGACTACCTTGGATGGCTGAATGGTTGGTCAGCGGAGTATTGGGATACTCTATGGACACCTGAGGTTAAACGCGCGCTGATAGTGATATCTAATAGTGTGTGGGGTGGTTTAGGACAACAACAGATACTAGGGTTAGTACTGTCTACACAAGGTGTGGAGCATCGTATCTGGACAGCCAAGAGTCTACAGCTACCCTTTACACTCCCTGGCACCATGGACACCCCTAAGGGTAAACTGTTTATCCGAGTCCCTTTGAAGTACCTACGCAACGGTAGACTATTTAAGGAAGCTGAAAGAACACGCACCAACTTTGTACCGTGTGTCATATCCTCCAAAGTAACCTATGAGTACTTCTACCTAGGTTTCTCAGCCCTCGGTGAACCTCTCTTCAGCGTGTGATAACAATGCTACCCACTGTGTTGTGACTTTGTGATAACAACAGAAAACCACCGGTATGAACGGTGGTGAGATGTAATGTTTAGGTTTTAGGCTTTAGTTTAAAAACCTCTCAATATCATTCCTCCAGTCTTTAGACTTATATTCGGCAGTGTTCTCAACAAGGTAAAGGTATTGGCATAACTCACCATACCGCGCTACCTCCCTCGTTACACCTTCTATAGTTATGGTTTGACTACGCGGACTAGTTTTTACTTCCAAACCCTCTATTGAGTAGGTGCTATAACCGTCCTTATAAATGGGCATGAGTGACTCCTTATTGACAAAGGCAGTTGTAGGAGTCGAACCTACCAGGTCTTACAACGTCCTGTCGCCAGAACTGCCATTAGCCTACAGCCATAGCCCTCCTAACCCTCCCTATCGTTCCGGACACTACCACGGTCGGATAAGGCGGTTATAGAGTGCTACAGCCCTTAATAACTCAGTCCATAGTGTCTAGCCCGTAGGCTGTAACCGAGTGTTCAGGTTTGTAGACGATAGCCTAGTCTTTCCCAGTGTATAGGGCGTTAGCCCTGTCAGCTACCACACTGACTTGTTGCCCGTTAACCTGAGGGTGCAGATGTGAGTACCGCTCACAACTCCTTCTGACTATGTTACCGGAACACTGCCGCCGAATGGTTCTCAATAGCTACTGCACAGTGTAGTAACGTTGCTAGCCTACCAACTAGCTTCCTTTGGCGGTTTAAGTGACGCTACACTGGTGAAACGTTCGGGTCACCTTCCTACTTTATGTTGTTGTAGCCCGGTCTGAGTAGCATTGCCTAGGTGCTTAGTAACTCCGAGGAGGGTTCAGAAACCTTGACCTTTCACACCGCTCTTTCCTGACCACTCCTTTAGTATAACACCCTTTCCCAGAAGTGACAACCCTGTTGGTAAACCAACTTTAGCGTGGTATTGTGATAACGCCTACACAGTCTCAAGGTAGTTAACAGGAGGTGTGTGAGTGGCTAAGAAGCGAAGTGTTGGTCTTACCGTAGATGTAAAGATAAAGCTCAACAGTAATGTGTTAGACGGCCTTAGACCTGTGATGAGGAGAGCAGCGCTAGAGGCTAAGGCTTACGCTGAGGAGCAACTAAGAGCAGCAACACCGGTGAGGACTGGTAGACTGGCTTCTAACTGGGTGGTGACGGATAACTTGAACTCACTCACCCTATCCAACAAGACGCCCTACGCCGGGTTTGTAGAGTATGGCACCCGGTTCATGAGGGCAAGACCTATGGCGACAGCGGTTGCACCAAGGGTTAAGGACTACTATCTAAGGCGGGTTGGTTACAATGCTATCAAGACGTGATAACAAGGCTCTATGAAACTTATACCCAAAATAGCCAATAAGACTTATAAGCTAGGGGCACTTCACACCAAGTTTGGAGACCCCCGTAGGTTAGATGTAGTATTGTTATCACCAACGGGGGAACAGGTGTTGATAGTGCCTACACCGGAGTTGGTGAGGGTGACACCACAGCAGCTAGAGCAGTTCAACACAGCGTCTATTAAGGTGTTGGCGACAGACTACCAAATAAAAGAAGTGCCTAGGTTTAAATACCCAGACACTCTGTTAACGCGTGGTCGTTACCTTATTAATGCTGTTAAGGGCTCAGATGGTAAATATTCAGGTAGAGCGGCTGAGTTCCGTTACCTAGATGACCGTGACGCCTTATACTTCACAGTCATCGTCAGTGGGCATATCAACCGATAGGCGGTTGGAAGCTGTAGTGAGGGTCTACCAGAACCGACGTTCGGTGTCTCTGGCCAGCTTCACATAACTTAAGATACTCTACAGCTTTAGCTACAGACTGCTGAGCAAACTTTCTGGCGTGACGTTGTGAATATTCCGTGGCAGTGGCTAAGCGCTGCTCAAACTCTTGTATAAGTTGTGCTGATACATCATCCATACTATATACCCTAATAACATAGTCCCATTATAGCATATACCGCTTTAGTTAACAATGCCAAAGACCACAATAGCTTGTGACTTCAGAAACAGCATAGGTGCCCCGTTGTCAGGTTATATCCTGGTAGGGGTAGACTCATGGCTAATGAAAGACACAGAAGCCCAGAGCATCACCAACCTGACGGGGCGTGTGGAGTTTGTTAATGGTGCTTGTAACCTCCTTCTAGAGACCTCTGACGCGGACTATGTAACCTATTCCTTTGAGGTTTACTACTATGACGCGGTTACCACATCAGACCCTGATACAGGTGAACCTGTTATAACAACGTCAGACTTTCCGCTGATACCAAAGTTTTATGCCAGGGTACCTGCAAGTCTGACGCCTATATCCTTTAACCAACTAGCTAAGCAGTCGGGTATTAACAGAGACAACTTAGACACCGCCATCTCGGCGTTAGTCAGACGCCTTTATAATGAAGATACATTTTGGGCAAGGTTGCAACAAAACTTATTCGTCTCTAGGGGTGCTTATGACCCATTGGCATGGTATAGCAGAGGGGACGTTGTAAACTGGGGTGGGGGGAGTTATCTCTACTATTATCCTGATAGGTCTCAGGGCACTCTGCCAAACATTACAACCCACTGGCAACAAATAGCGTCAAAGGGTGATATCGGGGCGGGGACAACTGGTAATAATAGCCCGTTAGATGCTGGCTGGGATGGGCAACTAGATGCGCCCTCCCGTAACGCAGTATATGATGCTTTACAGCAATATGCCTTAGCTTCTACAGTAGCGGGGTTAGCGCCACTAACTAGTCCTAACTTTTTAGGTACTCCTACAAGAGCTACAAGTCCCACACAAAGTGATAGCAGTTCTCAGATACCTACTACGGCATGGGTTCAAAACCTTATCACTACTGTATCTAAAGCATTAATACCTGTTGGTACTATTGTCACAACAGCTTTATTATCAGCGCCCACGGGTTGGGTCTTCTGTGATGGTAGAGTGTTATCACAAACTACTTATGCCACTCTGTTTGCAGCGTTAGGCACAACTTATAACACCGGTGGTGAGGCAGCAGGGACTTTTAGGATACCTGACCTTAGGGGTCGGTTCATGTTAACACCTGATGGTATGGGTGGTGTTAATGCTAATAGAGCGCCGGGGGTGTTGTTGGCCAGTGGTGGCGGGGCTGCTACAGTGACGTTGGATAGCACTCAAATACCCTCTCACCGCCATAACATCTCAGTGCACGGTTTCAACGTAACGGGTATAGGTGAGTCTTTTGGGAGTGGGTATGGTGCTATAGCTCATACCAACATAGCACCAACTGGTGGTCTGACTAATATTGCTGGTAATAGAACAGCTTCCGCTGATGGTTTGGGAGCTATAGCTAATACAGGTGGTGGTCTGCCACACCCTAACCTACCGCCTTATTTAGGTCTTAACTCTATAATATACACAGGAGTGTGATAACATGACTACTTTCCCCGATGTCCCTTTCGTAGACGGTCAGATATTCACACCAGAGGTAGCTTATCTCGCTTATCATCAGCAGTTTGGTGACAGTTTAGACCAGTCGTTGCTCGGTAACCATCCGGGTATCACAGACACACAGTTGAGTGACGACACCTCCGCCATTAAAGCACGAGTGGCATCGGTACTAAATGCCTTTGTTACAACAATAGTATCAGGTTTAACAGTAAATGTAGGTTCTGGTGTCGTAGCATTAACAGATGGTTCACTGGTTAGTAAGACCTCTGTTAACCTAACATTACCTAACAACACCACTAGTTTTGTTCATATAGACCTATCTGGTGTCATAACTCATAGCACATCCTTGCCTGTGGTTTGCTACCCTATAGCCAGGGTTGTCACTAGCGGTGGCTCTATAAGTAGCGTATCAGACCTGAGGAACATAGGTATAAGGTCTATTGTACCCCGTGCTGCCTCTATTAGGTCTTTCGGGGGTGTGAATAACACAGACATTATCTGTGACATCAATACAGACCTCACAAGCGGCCTGATACACTGTAGAGACTTCATTATACCCTCCGGGGTTCAAGTTACTGTTCCGGGGTGGTTACGCCTTCACGCCTCTAGAAACGTCGTTATAGATGGCACACTATTAGTCAACCCACTCAGCAGTGGTGGTTCATCCTTAGCCTTTGCTCACATTGCCCTGTTATCACAAGGTAGTCAGAGAGGAGGAGGTCTGGGTAGTGGAGGTGACGTGTATGGATGGGGTATACAACCCTATGGTAGTGGTGGACTGTCAGGTGAAACACTGACGTATAATACTTCAACCTTTGTAAGGACTGCCGCGGGTGGTAAAGGTGGTGGCGGTGTTAGTATCGAAGCTGCGGGTATTATCTCTGGTAGTGGTACCATAAGCTGTAAGGGTTCAGATGGTAGCGCGGGTTACTCCTATACAGGAAGCCCTACAAACACCACACCAGGGTTCTTAGCGGTAGGTACTTCCTGTGTTATCTATGGGTCTTCCGGTGGCAGTGGGGGGTTTGTAGGGTTATCCTCACTAGCCGGTGTTAACTTCACAGGCACCGTTGATGTCAGGGGCGGTAACGGTGGTAACACTGTATCCAACGTTGATAAGTCATGGGCAGGTGGGGGTTACCCTGGTTCAGGGGGTGTTATAGCTATTACATCACCTAACTATAACTTAACCGGGGCTACTCTAAGGCTGGATGCAGGACTGTTCGGTTCGAGTATACAGGTTAACCAAGGTGCCACGGTAGATGGTAGTGGTGTTTGGACTATACCCTTGGCAGGTGCTGCCACCATACGGTCACCTTCCGGTCAAGGTGCTTCCTTTAGTACCTTAGGCGGACGTTGGGCTCAAAGCATTGTTAACACCAACGTCATAGCAACACCTCTGGCAGCAGTAGCAGGCACCTTAACACTTCGTAACTTTGTACCTTTAGGTTAAGAATATGTTTTATATCTACTATGAAGGCTCTTTTGTAGGAACGTCGGAGATATGGGTAGAGCTGCCACAGGGCTATACAATGTCTGAGACACCCCCTGATAGCCCGGTAGACCCTATTAAACCCCCAGACAACCCTGAGATACCTGTTGTTACAGCCCCTACTTTAAGTAAGTTTGAGGAAGGGGATATCCAGAAACTCCGGGGGCTTATAGGTAACGAGCTACTAGCCAACATGCTTGAGTTAACATACCATTTTACTCAAGGAGACATAACCCGTTGCAACAAGCTTATAAGCAGTATAAAGGATATTGCCAACAATGCCACAAATAAACACCCCTAACACTGTTACTGTCATTGAAACTCAACCTGTCCCCCGTGACTTAAACAGTCTAGCTTGGTCTATGTTGGATAAGGTAGCCCAAGGCTCTACGGCGGTCATCTTTGCCATTATCTTGGTTTGGTGGTTCTCCCGTAAGTCTATAGCTGGCTTTATTAAACGTCACAATGACCTCTTGGATACGTTATCACAAAGTACAAGGGCTAATAGTGTTGTTCAAGAGAAGCTCAACGACACGATAAAACATATAGGCGAAGAAGATGTAAAGACAGCCCAAACCCTTGGCAGGATGGACTCTAAACTTAAACTCATCCGTGGCCTACTCATTGAGGTTAGGTCTTACCAAACGGGTATACCCCAGAATAGGTTACCACTATTTGAAGTCTTAGAAGAGGATGACTCATCAGACCTTGGATGATGACTTACCAGTTTGAACGTCAGGCTTAGTAGGGGGTGCCGTTTTAGGTGCCTCCTTTGCCGTAGGGGGTGTATGCTTCTTATCTAGAGTAACAAAGTCCGTTAACGCCCCTATATCCTTATCATTAAGAGTCACCCTATTGACATCCGTTATAGCCACCACGTCACCCTGTTTGTATTTATATTTAGGGTCTGCCTTAACCTTCTTCAACACCTCCTGTATATATTTCAACCGCTCCGGTGGCGAGAGCTTAACGTTAGTCCCTTCGGGTTTAGGTATTGGAGCGGTCTTAACAACGGGAGGTTCAGGGTAGAGTAGGAGAGAGAGGGACACCTCAGCGCGGGTAGGGCTGGCACCGCCTACCCACATATCTTCTACAACTTCTGCTGACTCTAGTTTGACTCGCGGTAAGTCAATATGGGCAAAGTTAAACTTAAGCGTAGGCGGTTCGAGTTCGCCTTCAATGGGTTTAGTCCACTGCTCAAGTAGTGCTATGTCCTTTCCAGTACCCTCACCAAACAGCAATAACCCTGGTAAAGACAGTGTTGTAACACTGTTCTGATACCAGAGTAAAGGCTGTGCTGTGGCTAATACCGACAGCTTCGTATATTCGGACTGGAAGCTTCGGTTTATCTTCTGGGGTGGCACCTTAAAAGTAATGACCTCCTCAGGCTTCTTAATGTTGGTTAGTGTAGCTTCCATCTAGTCTCCCTAGTGTTTAACTAGGGATGGTGTCACTCTAGGTAACCCGTTTCAACCTCTTTACCACATTGTCTGTAGAGAGCCACTAACTCTCTCAAACCTGCTTCGTTAGTGGCTTGGTAGGTGTCACCATAGCGGATATAACGAGTTAAGCCTGGTTTCAAAGACTGTACTTTAGTCTTCCACTGGTTAGGTATTGTGTAGGTATAGATAACCATAACAGCGTCCCTTATTGAATACACTAACATTATAACACTAATGTCTGAAGACCAACAACAACAACAACCTGAACAGCCAGAACAACCGGATGCTGGAGACCTCCAAGCAATGTTTAAAGGCTTCTCAGACGCTGTTATGGAACAGGTGGAAGCACGGTTAAAAGCTACAACCCAACCAACCACTACGGAACCTGAAACACCGGCCAGCACCCTAACACAGCGTATTGCCCAGCTAGAGAAACAACTGGCCGAAAAGGCGGAGTTAGAGGCTAAAACAGCGCGTCAACAAAACTATGATAACTCGTTTAAAGCAGAGTTAACTCGTTATCAACTAGCCTTCCCTGTTGAGACCGAAAACATTGTGAAGGGACTGATGGCTTCTGACATGGACTTGGTAGAAGGTAAATGGCTCTCTAAAGATGGTAAGACCCTACAGGAACGGGTAGATGCTTTCTTTGCCACACCTTTCGGTCAACACCTGTTAAAGGCACCTACAGGGCAGTTTGGGACAGGTACACAACCCAGTCAACAACCCCGCCAACAAAACACGGGCAACACACAGGACGCGGTGAAGCGCTTATTTGGTTTGGGTTAATAGGGCTTGCACCCTATTACAGCACGGTCTCAATGTGTAGAGACTTTATAAACCTATTATTATTTCGGAGAAATAATGACTATTCTTAACCTCGGCGACCCGGTGCTAAACAAGGTGTTAGACGATAGGGTAGCCAAGACTCAGAAAGAGATGGCACCTACCTTTGATGCCCTCACAGACCGTATTGAAGTTATCGATAAAAGTGATACTTTTATCGGGTGGGACGTGGAAATAGACGGTACCGCAGTGGGTGAAGGTGCTGTGGTTGAAGACACCACTATCACAGCTTCCGATGATGCTATCAATGCCGAGTTACGTATCGGTAAACGTCGTATCTATAGACGCTTCCAAGTTGATGCGGTAAGCATCAGTGAAGCCTACAACCGAGCGCCGGAAGACTTAGCGCGCATTCTCAACGTAGAGATAGACAACTCCATCAGGGAGATACGCCGTAAGCTCAACAACCGTCTATACACGGGTAATGGTATCCAGTCTGGTGGCAGTGCGGAGTCAGGCATTGCAGGGCTGAACCTCATATGTGACCCAGCCGCTACCTATGCCACTATTAACCCAGCAACGTACCCTGTGTGGAAACCGGGGGTTATCCTGGGTAACGCCGGTACTAACCGACCCTTGACAAGAGCCATCCTGGATGAGTTTGAGGAGTCACTCTACTTAAACGAAGTATCCTTTGACCTAGTTATCATCAGCCCTGCTATCAAACGCCTATACGGTGCTGAGTTTGATAAGCTAGTGGGCTACTCCGGTGGCGAGATGAAAGACGCCAACGTAGACCTAGGTCGTGGTGAGTTCTCCTACATGGGTAGAGAGATGGTGGTTGACCCTCAGTGTCCTAGTGACACTATGTTGTTTCTGAACACGGGTTATATGAAGCTCTACAGCTTCCTTTTCCAAGGTCAGGGGCAGATGTCAGCAATGACCCCACAGGCTAAGATAGTTGCTGCAACCCGTCTAGGAGGGTTTGTCCTCTATATGGCACAGTTACCGAGCAACAACTCAGCGGTATACAACTTTGAAATGTATGTTATGCCACAGTTGCAGTACCACAACCGCAAACAACTAGGTATTATTACAGACTTAGGGACACCCTAATACCTTGTGATAACAAGTTAATAAGCACTCTCAGCCCTCTCTAGAGCAGAGGGCTTTGTTATAACAATGAAATATAGAGTATTGACCATAGACCCTGGATGCCCTGAAGCTAAATACCTCTTAGAGCAAGATAGAGAGGACGGTACCCCACCCATTAAACACTGGGTACATTGTGATAACACCTTGCCGTTTGGGTGTTGGTTTCGAGGAGAGCTTACCACCAACGTTCCTGAGGATGAGTTCTACAGGTTCAAACCTGGCAACACCATTATCTAACACACTCACACAAAGTGACACCACTTTGGTGGAAGTGTTGGTGGTAATGCTTTAGAGGGTGACACCATCTCGTGTTAACACTTAGTGAGTGGAGTTAACCAATGACTACCGAGTTACCGCTAGAGAAGCAACTAACTCTAGAGTCTTTTAAACTGATGGTCAGGGATATGTCACCAGACCAGACTAAAGCAGTGTTAATAGAACTGTTTGAGCAACACCTCATCACGGTCACCCTATACACTGAGTTGGTTGGTAAACTAATGCTCAAAGACCTGCCAACACTACCACCTCACTAAGTGTTAACAGTACTATAGTGCTGACACCATAAAGTGGGTGAGTGTAAACAGAGACCTACGCCAATAAATAACCCTCCTTATACTAGCTAGGGAGGGTTACATTACTTTGTTATAACAGAGTTAGAAGTCTCCTGTGGGTATTTTGCCATAGCGTTGCTCTAGCTCTAGCCAAAGTTGTAGGGCTTTGGCACGGTCTGTGTGAAGTGACCTGAGCATCTCATCCTTGGTTTTACCCTGCCCTGACTGGTCTACAAGATAGTTATAGACTTGCCCTGATAAGTCAGTACCCTCTCCATGACCCTGTAACCGCTGGTAGATGTCGTTAGTCCTAACTTGGTCACTGATATCAGCAACGTCCTCCTGAGCCTTCTGGTGAGCCTCCTGAGACTTTAAGGCTAAGAGTCCATTGAAGCTACTAGCCATTGCCACACCGTACAGCACCCTTTTAGGTACCTCAGCCTCAGTCAGTGTACCTGTTATCACACAGGTTAGTGCCAATGCAGCATTTGTTATAACAGAGATGCGACTTCTGAGAGCGGTGATAAAGAACAGGTTAGAGTCATATTTCATACAGTAAAACCCACTTGTTATAGTGGGATGGTGGTCGTAGTATTGTGATAACAGAGTGGTACTAATGGGACTCGAACCCATAACCAACCTCTTATAAGGAAGCTGCTCTAACCATTGAGCCATAGTACCGTTAACCCATAGCGGTGCCCCTCTATCACCTATCCCTTTGGCCTGACTCATCAGGACGGGTGACTTTAGGGCTACTATGAGTGCCACTAACACTTCATATCAGGCAGGAGACTTGTCTCCATTGAAGCTGTGTGCTGTTTGTTACCTTGTTAGAGACTTGGTAGTGTCGTTGTTGGCCTCAGTCTGATGTCCCCACCAGTTAGAAGCCAGGTTTGGTTTACGGTTTGAGAGCCTTAGCAGCATAGCCTGAGTGGTTAGTAACCCCGAAGGGTGTTCGCAAACTCTGACCTATCACACCACTGTGGCTCTCTCACCACTTCTCTAATATAACACCTTTCTCCAAAAGTTGCAACCCCTATTAAAAACCCACCCTCAAGGGTGGGTTAGTACTACTGTGTCATTGTGATAACAGAGTTATTTGACTGTTTGGAGGTACGTGACAATAACGGTCTCTCCGTTGAAAGAGGTGACTAAGCAGGTTTTAACTGTATAGGACTTTATCACTTCCTAGGAAGTCATCACCTGTAACAAGCCTGAATGGCAGTTCTACGGCATTGGACGCGGCGAGTAACTCTGCTGTAACAAGAGGTTGGGTTAATAGGTAATGTTTTATCATTGTATGTTTGTTGCAACAGGGTAGTGGTTACCATCGTAGAGACGCTGACAAATGGCTGGGTGGGGCAATGTAACATCGTAGCGAGCGCCACGTTGTAAAGGTGCCTCAGCTTTAATGCTCATGGGGTTTGGGTGGTGGTCACTATTATGAGTAACAACGTAAATATCACCCTGAGGGCTTGCAGGGTCAGAGTAGATAGAGGTAACCAAGACTTGCATAGGAGGTTAAAGCTAGACATAGTCTCATTATAACATAGTTTATAGTGAGTCAGTAGTGCCTAAGAATGTATCTAGGAGTAAGGTTAAAGAAGCTGCGAAGTACTTAAGGAAGGGTAACGGACAGTTTAATGGCTCTGTAGGGTCAGGGAAAACAGCTAAGGTGTCCCGGAAGAATGGCGCTAAGTCGGCCTCCAGCAGTGTGTTAGGTGCTGTTAAAGTGGCTAGGGAGAGAGACAGGATAAAGGCTGAGTTGTCACAGGAGCAACGTAAAAGGTTGGGGGGTGTGCTGGCTAAACCGTCAGCCCCGCGCTCTCTTAAGTATGGTGAACAGGCTAGGAACCTAAAGAAAGAGGTTACAGCACTTAAGAAGAAGATGAAGGAAGCCGCTAGGAAGGGCACTACTGACCCGTTAGACGCCTTTAACCTGCGTATCCTAGAGAAGCAACAGAAGACTGCTATCCAACTAAATGAGCAGTTTAAGACCCAGAAGGCAGATAAGAAACTGATGAGCCTAGCTAGAAAGGCTCAGAAGAAGTTCAACGCTGGTAAACCGTTGGCATTTGGTGAGGCTGAGTTGTTACCCCTTGTAGCCACAGAGGCAAGGCTTAAAGCGAATAAACCTGACAGGGCACCCATAGAAGAAGGCTCATTTAAGGTAGAGGGTAAGCGTCTTAGGATATGGGAGGGTAAGACCTACGGCCAATACAAAGATACTACCTTTAGAGGTAAGAAGGAGTATAACTATGAGGTTGGTGGTGAAAGTTTAAACCGTAACCGGAGTGTTATGATACACAAGGGTGAAACGGTTTTAGGTGTGCCAAACAATGTTAAAATAAGCCGTAACCTAAATAATGAGCAGCTAATAGGTGAGTTAGCTACAGCTATGAGGTTTGTGGAAAACCATGACAAGGGGCTGAAAGCGCCAGCACCCTATTGGAACGCTAACTCTTGGGGTAGACTGCCTGACGAGAGTAGAATGGGCAAGCCTGGTCAGTACGGGCAGGCACAGCTTCACCACATTAACCAATGGGCTAAGGTGCCATTGGACAGCATTGTTAAGAAGTATGAAGCTGGCGAGATAAGCCTGGAGGAGGCTAAGGCACAGTCAAGAGAACTGTTGAGACCGACGCCCCACGGTAAGTATGAGATAGCTGCTGCTAGCCAGAAGGAGCGCGCCTATGTAGTGTTACCGGGTGGGTTGCATGACCTAACCTCGCCACACTATTATGACTTAAACCACCCCAAGGGGATACACCCTGATACGGGTGAGGTTGTGAAGTTTGGGTTACCAGACAAGTCTAAGAGTGGTTCTGAGTATGGTCTAACTGAGGGTAGAGAGTATCATAACGACGTGAGGGATAGTTATTGGGGTGAATGGCACCGGCAGAACGCTCACGCCGTAGCCGGTGAGGTGAACCGACGCCTGAGGCGAGGTGAGTTGACTCCTGATGAGTTTAACAGTATAATGAATAATAAAGTACTAAGAGCGAGTAAGTAAAATATGTTAACGTTAGTAGACCAGTCTGGAAACCAGGTAGAAGTTGACACTACAAAGTTGGATGAGGATGCCCCGGTTATCCTTTATAATGACGGTGTGGCCTCAGACGGTTCTTACCGGATGTTAGACTTTGACCCTGTTAACGACTTGGGTAACGCTAGGTTTCTCATCACTTTCTCAGATGGTTCAGAAGCCGAGTTTAACTGGGCAGACCAGTCTGACGATGCCCAGATAGACATTGCCCAACTAGATGAACCTAGTTAACACAGTCCCCCGTTATAGACACTTTGTTTTAACATGGCTGGGAAGACGGTAACTAGAACATATTATAGAGACGCCAAAGGGAGGTTTGCTAGCAAGGGGACACCGGGCGCGAAAGCAGTACAGGTTAAACATAACGTTGGCAAAGAACGTAAGCGAATAGAGAAGGAACTCTCATCAAAGCAGGCTACTAAGTTAGTTAGCCTGCTTAATAGTAAGGGTCTAACCTCTAAGAGTTTGGGAGAGCTGACCAAGGAACTGGATAAGATGAACTTATCAGACCTAAGGAAGTTAACCAATAAGGCAGGGGTGAGCCAACCTACCAGCTATAGAAACCGTAAAGACTCATGGAAGGAGAACTTGTTATCACAAGTTCGGTATAAGAAAGTGGTAGACAAGCCGAAGGCATACAGCTCTAAGGAGTTTGTAAGGGCTGGGAAGGCATATACAGAACAGTTTATAAAAACAGACCCAAAGGTGGTGGAGTTATCAGCCAGGGTCGATAAGTTAAAGGAAGAGGGTAACGCCTTATTGAAGAGAGTAGCAACAGCTAGGACGCCTGAGGAGAGACAGAAACTAATAAACAAACTAGCTAAAAAGGTAAAGGAGAAAGATGAGGCGTATTCTAAACAACTTGAGCTAGAGTCAGCAGCTCATGAGACTTTGCTAAGTAACCTAAGAGCTAATAGCCGTATTAGCCGTTCTGAGGCTGAGGTGTTAGCTAGCAAGGTTAAGGTTGACAACCTCGATAATGAGTATGCAGCCAAAGTTAAAAAAGATATTGCCGACTTGTATGAGTTAACGTCGGGTAACGGCATTATTAAAACAATAGGCTACAAAAAAGATAGACCTTACTTTAACACAGACGATGGTTACTTTAATGTAGGTGATAAGTCTTTTTATAGTAGGACTGTAACCTATCATGAGGCGGGTCACGCTTGGGAAGAAGACAACCGTAAGCAGCTTGATGCTGCTATCTCATGGCGTAATGATAGAGCTTTCTCACTTAAACCCGAACGGATGGAGGGTTATAGCGAAGATGAGCTAGCATTGCCTGGCAAATACCATTCACCATATATAGGTAAAGTTTATAACAACGGTTTCAAGGAGGTAGGGACAGAAGTAACATCTATGGGTTTACAGGACTTTACCACCTCTAAAAACATGGCAACGCTCTACCGTCAAGACCCTGACTTATACCACTTCACCGTAGGAACACTAATAAACCAATGGTCATAAATATTCAACGCCTTGATAACCTCCTTAATATTGTTATCACAACACCACACAATGAGCCTGATAAGTTGGTAGAACCTGAGTATGAACCTTTGGATGTTTATACCTTGAATGCATTATCAATGAGTCAGGGTTACTATGGGCATACTCTAGGAGACCCTTACAACACCACTAACCTTGACCTCTATGCTGCCTGTTTAAACCTAGAAGGCTATGAGATGGTAGAAGTCACACCAATACCTAAAGCCAACAAGGTACTTATGCCACTGCTCACCTAGAAAGTTTCAACACCCCAGTATCGCCACCCATCTAGTGGTATTGTTGCAACATAACCATCAGTGAGGGTAAAGCATAGTGCGTTACCCTCATTACTGCTGTATTCAGCCGTGGCTACCCTCTTATTAGGAAATATGATGGTGTAGACGTTACCGATAGTTAAGTCTGATGGTTGAAGTCTAGTCATAGTGTTATGATAGAGAGGAAGGAAAGTAGAGGACTTAAAGTCTATGTCTAGTTTAACAGAGTTTGTACCGGCAGTGTTACCCTGCCGTGTGACCTTTGGACAGTGGTTAAAGTATTCTGAGAGCGTTTATAGGGCTGAATACTTTGTTAATAACCATTACCAAGGTGTGGTAGAACGTGGCAAAGGCTACGCGGCGGTTGTCATCGGAAGTAAGAGTGGTGAACGATGTGACGTGGTGGCGTTATCACAAATACTCTAGGCTAGTTGCTGAGCTACTTTGAAGTTGAGTTGGCGGTTTAACTCTTCAATAACGACGCTGGCTATCTCCTGAGGGGTGCCGGCGTTAGCCGCGTTTATGGTCAACCCAGCGATGGTGTTGGTCTGAGTGTTGTTAGAGGCTGTCTTCTGTACTGTCTTAACCGGTTCCACCGGTTTGATAGGGCTGGCTACCTTGTTGGCAGCATTCACCTTATCCGCGTTAACCGGGGGCTGACCGGGGGCGAGCGGTTTGTCTTTGTTATCACCTATCCCTAATACTTTCTTACCTAGGTTTATAGCAGCTCCTACAGGGTTTGTGACAACGTTAGCAACCGCTTGCACAGCGTTACCGACACCACCCAGGTTGGGCATAGATGACTTGAGCTTATCCCACCAAGCGCGCATTCGGTTAAAGAAGTCAACTATGGGTTTAAGAAATAGGTTGTAAAGGCTTTGGCCTATACCTTCCACAACACCTATGACAAACCCAGATACTATCTGGACAAGCCCTACAGCTATTTTACCTACGGTTATAGCGACGTTTGGTATAGCTCTCACAAGCCCGATAAGCATCTTCCACACAGTGTTGCCAAGTAGTCTCCCGACAGTTGTCCAGTTAATATTACCTACAAAGTGTCCTATCATATCTACGCCCTTACCTAGAAAGCTGCTATCTAAGCCTTTGACACCCTCCACAGCCTTGCTAAACATACCTGAGACCCATTCACCAATAAAGCCTATAACGTTGCTCACAGCGAGTTCTGGGGGGCTTATATCCAACTGGTAGGCAATGTTACCTAGGAAGTTATTAACACCATCCATAACGTCTATGAGCGTCTCCATAGGGTCAAAGGAGAAGCCTAACGCCCTCGCCAACCTATTGCCGGCACTGCCCAGTGTTCTGATACGCTTCAATACTTCGGTGAAGGCATCTAGCACAGTTCGGTCTTCACGGCTACCCACTCTCCTCATAAACCCGAACACGCCGGTTTGCATATCAAAGATAGCGTTCTTCATGCCCTGCATCAATGACTCAGCCGTGTCTTGAAACTCGCTGAACAGTTCATCAGTGGCAGTGGCTTTTAACGCCTTCTGTATGACCGCTATACGCTGTTTTAAGGTCGCCCTTGTCCAGTTCTTATCCTCTAGGTTAGCTGCCTTCATCTCACGCTCTAAAGCGTTTTTAAGGGGTGCATTCTTTTGGAATAGGTCTAGACGTTTGAGGCTTGTGAGGGTGTTACCATTCATGAGCATCTCCATAGTCTGCCCTGAGGCTTCACCGGACAGACCCGGTATAGTGCTACCGAGCGCTGCTGTCCTCTTGGTTATGTCTAGGATAGCACCCTTAAAGCCCTCTATATCCCCCTTAAACCCTGTTGCAACAGTGTCAGAGAGCATATTTAACACGGCTAGGTAGTCTTTATTTTCACCCGGTAGCACTGCTGCTACCGTGCTTAAGTCCTTCTGTAGGGTCTCCAGTAGAGCTTTAGACTCTTTCATAGGCACTCCTAGGGAGTTACCAAGACCTGATGCAGTAGTGATGAAGGCAGTTTGAGCTGATACGGCGTCATTCATAGCACCGGTCATTCTCTGTATACCCTGAGTAGCAAGGGATATGCCACCCAACACAGCGCTACTGCCTAAGTTACCCAGGAAGGAAGCCGCCACACCGCCAACACCACCAGGGGCAGCGCTACCAGTCAGACCTGATATACTGCTCTTGATGTTGTTGACAGTACGGGTTACGCGGTCGGTCGCCGTGAATAGAAAACTAACTGTATTATCATAGCTCATTGTTATAACACTCCGAGTAATACTCAGAGCTGAACTCTAGGACTTCTATAAGTTGCCATAGGGGGATATTAGAAAAAAGGGTGGTTGTTATAACACCCTTATTAGCGTAGACTAGAGCGCGTTGTAAGGAGTCTCTGGTGAAACTCCTACCCTCTAACTCAAACCAAACCTCACCGTCAAACCTTACTGAAAACTGGAAAGAGGTCAAGGGCTGCTCCCATCACCTCCATAGACTCGCCTTCCAGGTCTAGCAATACCTCGTAACTGATACGGGGGGAGGTTAGATGGCTGAAGATATGAAGCTGTTTATCAATGTTACTGCCTGACTCTAAAGCCCATTGTTCAATGGCTATTAGGTCTCGGTTGGTAGGAGGGCGAAGGCAATACTCCACACCCCCTGGTAGCACCCCTACAACTTGCCTCTTCTCATTGACTTTCGGTTGATACTCTTGTGATAACATTGCTCTAGTCCTTCTATAGTATTGTGATAACAGGTTAGATGATGTCGCCGTTAACGACGACTTCTACTTCCCACATAGCGAGGTCTGAGGATGTCCGCTCTACCTCTGGGTATTTCACCCTGGCTATAGTACATTGTGTACAGGTAATAGGTGCATAGCTAGCTACCGGGTCTCCTGCTTTATTGACGCTCACCGCTTGATAAGACATATCGAAAGGGGTGTTACCATTGCTTAACTGGGTCTTAAGCCAGTCTCTGAGAGCAGTGTCGGTCTCTTCGTCAGCAGTCTTTGAGAGCGTGACGTTGGCGTTCTTAAGGAAGCCTAGAGCAACCTTGGTTTGCCCTGTCACCCCGTCGTTGAAGTCGGTTTGACTCCACTCGGCACCGGCTCCGGTCAGTTTATCAAACACAAGGCTAGTAGCACCACCGTTAACGGTGATAACCCAGCGTTGTTTAGTCAGTGGTTTTAGGTTTGGCATACGTCTTTACGCTCCTGTGACATTGTTATAACACTCATTATTCTTCTGTACCTTCAGTATCAGCCTCCGTGTCCTTCACGGCTACTTCTGTGAACACCTCTCCTAGGGACGTTGTGACAACGTTAACATCTAGGAACTCTAACACCGGGCTGAGTTTAACTGCCGCTAAACACCTCACAATGCCATTCTGTAGGTCATCCGGTAAGTTATTGGTGTTATCACAAACAACAAGGTAAGCATCAGCCGCTGTGGCACCATATAACCCTCCGGCTAGTCTCAGCCGTTCACACACCCCTACAGCAGTCAGGTAGACCCGGTTAAAGAGCAGGCCGTTACCATCCACAGTACTCAATACAAGGGTTCTGAGCGCATCGGATAGCGTTCTACCCAGAACGTTACATACAACCCTCTGGCTGACATACTGAACATAGGGGTTGGGTGACAGTGTCCTAGCACCATAAATGACACGTCCAAAGTCACCTAAAAACACTCTGGCACAGTTAATGTCCTGAGGGTTTAAAATGTCTTGCATCAGGTCATTAACATCGACAGTGAGGGTGTTAACACCATATACAGGGTATTCAACACCAGCCGGGGGTTGGATAAAGCCCTCTTGGTTCTGTCTCCGGAGTGCAACACCCGCCACCGCTGCGCTTTGGGGTACCTTATTACCTGCAATATCCACCCAATAAGGATAGTACAGGGCACCATGTCCTCGGGGGTCTTGGAGTAAACCCTTCTCTGTGATAACATCACCCACAGTACCTTCAGCCACTGCTGCACCTGGGTCAATAAGTGCTACCCAGAGTCTACGTGGGTCAGAGCAGAAGGCTATCATTTCATTGGCTAGGTTTGTCCGGTCGGTTTGACTGGTGAATGTCTGGAAGTACTCAGGCGCTAACAAGAAGCCTGTATCTAACCGCTTAGGCATGACATCCAATGACCGAATGACATCCATAGCCGTAGGATAGGTGGGTGTAGACACCACACCCAAAGTGACACCACTCCCTGAAGTGACCGCAGTACCTTGGTTAACCCTCAGCACTGCACTCACACCTGCTACCACCATGTCTGCCGCTGTAGCCAATGATGTGTTAACCTTGTCTGCTAACGCTGTTAACACTGTGGTTTCAGTGTCTTGGGCTGTTGCAACATAGCTTAGTGCTAACCCACCCACTGTTACACTATAAGTGTTAGTAGCTGTTACGGTAGGGATATCCACCGTGTAGCTAGACCTGATAGGGGTGTTAAGAAAGTATAAAGGCTTGTTGCAACGTTGTGCGAAGAACAGTTTCACACTATTGGTAGAGTTGCTGGCACCAAACTTGGTGAAGAAGTCAAGAGGGCTTAAAACCTCTGTTAGAACACCCTTAACGCCCGTGGCACTGTAACCGAGCATATAAACCCGGTCGTGGGCTTGTAGGGCGGTGGCGATGTTCCCTCTGGTAGTCTCCCGGTAGTAAACACCGGGTGTCTTAAAAGAATAAACCATATAAATATTGACGCTACAAAGTGAGATAGTGTATAATAGAGTTATTGCTTTGAGGTCAAACAGATGAATACGCTCCAAATACTCAGTCAACTACCAGGGTTACAATGGTTAACACCCATATCAACAAAGTCATATACACTCCATCCAGGTGTATATAAAGGAGTAAGCTTCTATGTTTATTCCTTAGACGGTAAAGACTACATGGCTAGAACGAGAGGCGGTAGTGAAGTCGTTATCACAAACCCTGTAACGAACTTGGAGAACATTGTCACAGGAGTATGGTAGCTTGTGATAACAATACCCTTGACCTCTATTGTCAAGGTCACACCATACTAAGTAGAGGTACTTGCACTCAGTTATACTAAGGACTCTGTGATAACAGTATCCAACTCCCTGTACTGTTCTGTAAAACTGTTATCATTCAATAGGTTAGTCCAAAGCTCGGTAGTGATGCTCGTGATAGGCACTGCCGAGTCTTCTATTTCTGGGGTTAACAACACCTTGACCTTGAATGACCATCGTAGGGAGACTAACCAACCATCTGCTAGCATCTCTGTGGCAACTGGTATCTCCTCCTGCCTACCAAACTCAGAGAAGCTAAGGCTGAGGATATCCGGGTGTAACCCTTTGGAGTCCGTCAACAGTGTATATGCCACCTGTCCATACAAACCCTCATAATACTGTAGGGGTATCGTATGCCACTGCTCTGTGGACACCCTCTCGAAGTAATAAAGCTCTTGTGACAGTGTTGCAACAACCTCATAGGGAGGTTTAAACTCAAATGAGACATTACCCATAGGAGGTAGGGTAGCATAACGGGCGATGTAGTTGGGTGGGGTGTCCACATACCACCCTGACGGGTTTAGAAGTGTGTTAAAGTAAGTCTTAATAAGAGGTCGCCAACTAGATAGTTTCATGGTATAATAAGGATGTTGTAGTGGGACAGTGGTAATGAACTTAGAAGCAAAAATAGAGCGCAGTTATAACATGTTAGATGCTCTACCCAAGGATAAAGAATACTTATTGGCTTTTTCGGGTGGGAAAGATAGTCATGTGCTATTGGCACTTTACCTAAAATGGTGTGAGTTAAGGGGGGAGGCTCTAAATGTAAAGGTAGTGTTTTCAGATACGGGGCTAGAGGTGAATAAGCTATATCACCTGATAGACTGTGTTAAGGAGGCTTGTAAAGGTAAGGTGGAGTTTATACAGACCAAGCCGGATATCACCCGTAGTTACTGGGTTACTCAGTTTGGGCTAGGTTACCCTGTACCTACCTACCGCAACCGATGGTGTACCAATAACCTTAAAGTAAGACCTATGAAAGCAATACCAGGTATTGCTTTAACGGGGGTACACTTAGGAGAGTCTAGTAAAAGGGATAAGCGTATTAAAGACTGTAGAGACGGCGAGTGTGGCTTATCCGACCTGAGCAACGGCTTAGAACCTATTAGCGAATGGGGTAACTGTGATGTATGGGACTATATCACAATGTATATCGATGGTATATTATACCAAGGGTGTTGTGATAACATAATGGATATGTATGAGATAGCAGAGTCACAAACAGGAAGTCTAAGAATGGGGTGTTTCCATTGCCCGGTAGTAGTTGCAAAACGGATACAGGAGAATGTAGATAAGGGGATAGTGCCAGAGTATACGTTAGGTGTGCGAGGTTTAATAGAGAAACTAAGGGAGGCTGTGAGAATAAACGCACCCAAAAGGTTCTTAAAAAGCGGCGACCCTATGCCAGGCGCTATCCATATCGAAGCTAGGAGGGCTGTTTGGAAAGAAATGAGTGTTTACTTCCCAGCAATGCTCTTAGACGGTTTTATCCGCCAACCTGAAATAGACCTAGTTAATACCCTGCTTGACAAAGGCTCATACCCTCCCACTTACCCCTTGTCCTGGATAGACTCTGAACACCAAAGACTAGAGTAGGGTGTTATAACAATACCACACCTGAGTAACCCCACTGGAAACGGTGGGGTTTTACTTTGGGGACTCATCCACCCCACACACTATTAGATATCTAAGTTGTGAGCAGTGCTACCTACTCTCCACAAGAGATATCTTTGTGTGTGTGTGTGTGGTTACTACTATCTCACTGTGTAGACTATGCCTTAACGTTATGCCTAGACCTAAGAACCAAGGGTTTGTAGACAACGTCACCAAACCCCAAGAACCAGAGATGACTCGCCAACACTGTCCTGTTTGTAAAAGGGTCGCCCCTCATAAAAACGGTGTCTGTGTCTGGCACTAGTGTTATAACAATGCTACACCGTGTCACGGCACTAAAAAGCCCTCTTGTTACAGAGGGCTTAATACTTTGTTATGACACTCCTTTAACAGTCGGAAGCACCTTGAGCTTCACCGTCCTCACGCCCTTGGTTGAACGCTTGACACTGTCCTACAGACCATCCAGACTGGTCAGGAACCTCAGTAGATAAGTCCTCCGCTTGGTAGCCCTCCTCATAACCTAACTCATAACCTTGGTTATACTCGTTCTCGTAGTTGTTATCCATCTGGTTTAGTCCTTTTCTTTCTCTCGTTATACCTACTATAACAACCATCCCTACACTCGTCAATACCTTTCTAAAACTATGTTTCGTGATATTGTTATAACACACTAGACTGTAAGGAGTGCTATAATAAAGGAGACCGGATGGAGAACGTCTGAAGCAACTACCCAAAGGTCACCATAACACCTTTAAAAGGTGTTATAATAAAAGAGTGTTCAGGAATGGCACTGACAGCTTGGAAAGACAGGCAAGACACGCTGAAAGCACAGGATACTAGGTACCACCCTAACCGGTTGAGAGTGAACTAAGCAACTCATACTCCAGAGAAAGCTACAGGGTGGTGTGGCTAACTTTAGAGTGGAGTGTCAACTTTGCTATAGTCAGGTGACTAACTTCTGCCATAGCCCTATCCAAGCTATAATGAGGTTACTGGGTTCGAGTCCTGGTTTAGCTCTTGTTATCACAATACTACAACGATGGTTAATACACTACTTCATAAAATATACCCAGACTTGCCGCAACAGTTCCCGGAGCGTTCCTTAGTGCCATTCAGTCGGCTGTCAAAGGCTGTGCGGGATGGGTTGAAGGCGTTGAGGCATAAGGACTATGACACACTGTGTAGTGAGTTAGAGGACTTCCTAGGGGAGGTTGGTTGTGACCTAGCAGCGCTGTCAAAGCGGGAGTATACCATATTTAGACACCTTCACAGGCTGTGGTTGGGTGCTGCTAAACGGTTCACTAACACCCTTGTGCATTGGGGGAAAGCTGCCACAGTAAGAGACTCTGAGGGGGTGCTGCCTTGCCGTATGGCGGGTGGTAACATTAACGAGGTTATATACACCCGTGAACACCCTAACACCCTTAAGGCGACCATACAGAGGGCGGATAACGTCTTCCATAAGTTCATGGCGATAGGTATAGACGGTTTGGGGCAGGATGTGGAAAGAGCTTCGGCGGAAGCTGACACGGTGTGGGTTAAGTACCTACGGAAGTCTAGGACATATCTGAAAGCTTTTGATGGACAGCTTAAAGCAACGCTACAAGAGCTAATGAACGCGTTTAGACCCTATATCCAATATGAGCCTTGTGGTGAGGCTGAGGCGGATATCCTAGGTTTATCTCCGCTAGGTAAGTGGGAGTTGATAGAGTATCGCATGACTCACCCAGCCAGTGAAGAAGACGAGTCCCAGGAATACGATGATGAGGATAGAGAGTTCTAACACGAGTTGTTTACTCATCTAAGCCCGTTCCTTCTACTAAGCCCTCATTACTACCAAAGGTATAAGACACTGAGTTAACACCATCTACCAGTGTTATCACAACACTACGGAGGAAGGGTAGCGACCAACGGTATGGCAGGGCAATGTCGAGGGAGTTACCATTGATAAGGGCACTAAATACTTGGGTGACTCTATCATCAGCCAACCTTAACTTGTATATGGCGTCCTGTACTGACACCCCCTTACCAAACGGATACAGTAAAGGACTGTAAAGCTCTTGTAAAGCTTGATACAACAAGGTTGCTAACTCTTGTGACACTGCTGACACTGTTATAACAAACTCAGTGTTAAGGTCAGTAAACTCTACTGGGGAAGCCCAGCAATAGGCCGCAACGAAGCCTTCAGAAGTAAGGGTAGAGCTGATATCAGACAGGGTAGCAGTGTTAGGGGCTTTACCATCGTTACCCAATAAGAACATGTGAACCTGCCCGGTAGCAGTATCTAGCCTGTTAGAGCTTAGGAGTGGCACTGCTAGCGCTCTACCCCCTCCCAAAAGCTCCACAGCCCTATCCTCATACTGTTTGGCAGATACTAAGGTAGAACGTTGTCTAATGACCCTCTGCATCCGTCCTAGGGTGGTTTCCAGAGGTTCCAGGTCACTGCCACCGGATATCGGCTCTAGGTTGTAGATAGTGGCTAGGTTGGTTATACCCGTTTGTGTTATCACAATACCAAAGGGTGCTGAGTTATATTTGGTACCGACTCTAGCACAGGTAACAGCACCGCTAGCCTCATAGGCTCCGGCTGGGATAACCAGGGGCGCATCCAGGGTAAAGTATGTATCCTGGTAGGGTATGGTGTAGGAAGTGTCTATGAGGAAGGTTGTAGCCTGTGGGGACTCCAGTTGGAAGAATAGGACACCCTTGGCAGGGGTGCCATCAGAGCGCTCCACCTGGGTAGAGTACCGCATCACCTCGAAGGCGACCGCTTCTGGTAGTTGGTTTAGGTACCATAAGAGGTTAGCTTGAGCATGGACAAACCCTTCATAGAGCGCCGTGACTACACTACTGTCTCTGAAGTCGTTGATGCGACCATCAGAGGCGTTGTAACATCTAAGGTAACACTCTTGTAGTAGCTCTTCATCATTGGCAGGGTCAAGGGTAACTCTGGGTATCTGGGACATAAGTGTTAACAAAAAGTGTGAGTGTGTTATATGGGGATATGGCAACTATTAGAGAAGGGTGTTATAATAGTTTTAGGATGCAGGTTAACGCCTCTCCGTGTTGTTTATAAGGAGTGTGATATTATGACAAGAGGTCTAGGTAGAAACGGTGCGCCGTTGGGTAGCAGTGTCCCAGAACCGGAGGATGTAAGACCTAAGCGTACTTTCACCCAAGCAGAACGGGATAAACACAATATGGCGGTGAAAAACATCGCTTACTATCGTTCCCCTAGCTACCCCGGTTATGGTACGCCTGATGCTGATACAATGGTTAGGAAAGCGTCCTGCGACTTAGCCGAGGGTGCCCCTTCTGACCAATACATTTAGACCTCAGTTGTGAGCGTTTGGGGTGTATCTTCCACAGTAAAGCCAATGTCAGCCGCGGTTATGTTGTCTCTAGGGTAGACTAGGAAGGAGAGGGAAGCCATGCTGTAACCATTTGTGCCATATTCAACCGAGCGTCTTAAAGACCGGGCGATAGAGCCATAGTCACCTATAGCAGTGAATGGCTCTATTGTTCTACCATAGTCCGGGTTCATCACTCGCTCATCGACCTTAGTCCTGATACAAGACTCAATAGCATCCTTGGCAATGCTCACAGGGTCTTCTGTGATAACAATATCACCATTTCTTATTGATAAAGGATATAGTGGGGTAGCCATAATGGAAGAGATAATAGTTGTGTGTAACTCGTATGATGAGAAGGGTTGGCTAGGGTGTTGGTGTATCTACCCTCTATGTTTTGCGCCGGTGGGGGATAAATACCCATTGGAAATACACAGTGAACACCATGGTATAACAGTGGTCTGGGCATTAGCTTGCAGGTTACCAACCTTTATCGACTAGGTTGTCTCCATCGGTATCGATAGCCCCCAGGGTAGCTATTTGAGAGCCGTTAATACTAGCAGACTCAACACCACTGAGGGCAAAGCTACCACCGCTACCTGATGTTGTTACTGACAGACCCCCTTGACTAAACACAAAGGTTGTAGTGCCACATTGTATTGTTATAACACCATCTAGCACCGTTAGGGACGCCCCAACGGTACCTTTCTTTTCAACCTTCACACCCTCTTCTGTTATAACAATACCACTAGGTTTGGACGGGTCTTCAATATCTGCCACATAGTGTGATACTGAGGTATTTGTGATAACCGAGTTGGTGTTACCGAGTTGGTAGGAGTAGTTAGCGAGGTCGGCAGAGGGGTTGAGGGCGTTGTGGAGGATACCCCAGTAAATACCCTTGTTGGCATTACCCTCAATAAAGCCATAAGCCACAGTGTCACCTGGAGACATCGCAGGGTAAGTTAACCCTCTACCGGGTAGCGCTCTATAGAGCTTAGGTGAAGCGCTACGACCTCCTGACTCAGGCAGCAATACTGTCACCGTATCGTCAGGGAACACCTGATAAACCGGGGCAATACTGATGCCAGTGACCTTCCCCACGAGGTCTCTAGTGTTGCGGTATGCTTCTTTAGCCTGTAACAGGGTATCCAGAATATCCATCACTTGTTACTCATATAGTTATACAGGGACTGAGTAGTATAACTGTCACTGTGACACTTTGTTGGTTAACTAGGTATAAATACTCATGCAATAGTTTGAGAAAGGGTGAATAATAGATGTATTGAAAGAAAAGGAACACAGACAAATGGCTAACGCACAAGACATCAACAACAACTACAATGCTTCTAACTACTATGTTGTCCGGTCATCAGCCTTTACTCGTGTCGAGTTTGGCTCTATTCAACTCCCTTCCTTCCCTGTTATCAACGCAGTGTTAGTAGAGTTCCATGGCGGGGCTACCTACCTTTATGTGGGCGTTCCTGAGGCGTTGTTCTTGACCCTACAAGCGGCTGTAGTGACCCACGTCCAAACCGAAGGAGAGTACCGTTTAGGTAACTTATTCGCTACCTCGCTGTTTAACTCCTTCCCTAGCTACGCTCGACTGCATCAGTAAAGCTCACCGGGTATGGTCACAAGGCTCTACCCTACTTGTTATCACAAAGGAGTTGTGACAATGATATTTGAAGCTGAGTTCCTGAAGGAGTCGGTGCAAGGTAAAACTATAGTGGATGTTAAAACAGTATGTGAGAATGACTCGGAGGGGTTTACTCTTTACTTTAGTGATGGCACCTACATAACGTTGTGGGGCGGTGGTACAGACTCGTCAGCACACTGGATAGACTTCCAAACAGAGGTGGAAGAATGAAGATAATATCAGTGTTTGGGGCGTCCGGGGCTGGTAAAGGAACTGTTGCAACAATGCTAACAATGTTGGATGACCGTCTCCATCATTCAAAGTTTGCCAGACCGATGAAGAGAGAGTTGGAGGAGAGCTTTGCTTTGTCTGAAAGGCTGTTAGAGCATCGTTGTATGAAGTCTATGCCCACCTTCCAACGTGGTTCTGAGACCTTTTTAGACTTGATGGTGAAGCGCTATCACGAACGTAAGGGTGACTCGGAAGTGCCAGAGGAAACTAAGAGACTGTTATCACAATGCCAAGCTTACGGTTTAGTACCGGTGTTTGACGACTGTAGGAATGCACGTGAGGCTGACCTCTTGGCATGTCATGAAATATATGGGCTATGGGTTTCAAGTCGTCGCGGTACAGAACTATCATCCGACCGCCTACAATGGGACATATGGAAGTCGTGTGATAAGAAGCAAATGTTGGATAACGACCATACTATGTTATCACTTTTTAAAAGTGTTCATGAGCTTTATCAAGGTAAACTAAGCCGTTGGTTAAACACTTAATAAAAGTGTTAGAATAGAGGGTGGGGCGCTGTGAAAGGTGTCTCACCCTTTCTCATGAGACAGGACACTATCATAGCCTTAGGAATGAGTATCATTATCATAGGGCAGTTAATAGGGGCAACCCGTCAGATACAGTGGTTTATAGAGGTATTGACAGATGAGCAAACCAGTGATACAGGTTACCAACACAACTCCATTCACACAGGAGACCCGCAACCTAGCTTTAGAGGGCAATAAACAACGGCCTCTCACATCCTATGTGGAAGTATGGGAAGGTGTGTTGACGCCCCGTGGCGGAGTTGAGGCGTTGCTCTTAGAGGGTATCCTCTACACCGCTACCATCGCCTTTACTGTCAGTATGGGTGGTTACCTACTCATTGCCTCAACACTGTTTGTTATAACATACACTATAGGGGGTATGGTAGCAGTGGTATTAGAGAGGAGACTGACAGCGCCGTGGTATATGCGCTGTGGACTCATTGCTGTGGGTTACCTACTCGCTCTCCTGTAGCACTTCTTCAGCTTCCTCCTCAGTTAGGTTGAAGTACTCCATAAGGCGTTCTTTCAGCCCTCTTGGGTCTTCTTCGGTTTCTTCCTCCTCACCCGCCTCTGGTTCGTCTTCAAAGGTGGGTGTTTCAGCGTCTATCTCCTCTTTTATCTCGTCAGGAACATCAGGTAGTAATAGGTGTTGTAACTTCTTATATAGCTCTCTGAGGGTTACGGGAGCAACGTTTTCAGCGTGAGGTAGAACCCTATCCACAGTGTCTAAGGCAGTCGTAGCGTCTTCTAGAGAGTAGCTCAGGTTGCTTTTAACTGTAGGCTCATCTGTCCCTGCTACCATGGCTATGGTGCTTAACACTTCTTCATCTATTTCAGTACCCAGGTAGCCATAGGAGGTTAAGGCGTTTTGTAGGAGTAGCATATCCACCTTTTTAGCCACTCCTGACTGCTCAACAGGGGCACCCGAAGCAAAAGTAATGTTCACAGTGTCTTTGACATCGTTCTTAATAGCTTCTAACTGTCCCCCTAAAGTGGTGATAGCTGTTCCGGTAGTTTCTACGAACTGGAAGCCTTGCCCTATCAGAACATGGGCATTGTCGCTAACCATCTCTGAATAGTCGGGTGGGTCTAGAAGTAAGGCAGGGTTATCATTAGCAGTAGGAGCTAAGGGTATAAAGACACGCTGTATAATGCCAGCATAACGCCCTGCCCATGTCCATGATGACTCTATGTTGAAGTGTTGCAACGCCTTAGGATAGACGGCACCACCAACCCATTTCTCATCATTTAAAGTACGTCTGATGACTGGCAACCCGCCCCAACCATGCTCTAGTGTCTCACCTTGTAACACTGCTCTTTTATCCTCAGGTGAGTACCACTTTGAACCCACTTTAACCATTGTTATCACATTGTCAATGTTTATTGTGACCTCAGTAGACCAAGTTGTGATAGTGTCCTGAGTCCACAGTTTCCAGGTAGCATAAATAGCCTTAGGTTGTAGCGGCTGGTTAACCTCATTTATCTGTAGGGTCATCACCCAGTCATCCCCCCAGTTGATGACTTCCAGTGGGTTAAACAGAGTCACCCTAGGGTACTGTCTACCTTCTATAAACTCTAGTCGTGACCTTGCAGCACTTGTTATAACAGGGTTATCGACAGCAATACAGACTCTACCATAGTAGAGTAAGTCGGTGTAGATGGAGTATATAAAGTCATTATGGCTCATATTAGCACCATCTAAGCGTTTGAGGACTTCATCCCAAAAAGGGGTATCGGTGTACTCTAGGTTGACTGGGGTAGAGGTTAGGATAGAGGCTAGACGGTGGATGTTCTCATTTAGGATATTAGTGTAACTGAGGGAGGATAGGCGGTTAGCATAGACTTCGGGCTCCTCTCCTATCCGCTGGGGTGCATAGCGTTCCTTTTTAGCACTTATGGTGACAAACCCTTCCCTAAGGTCTTTGATAGTCTGCCAAGCACCCCTATAGTAACTGTAGTGACTGTGGAGTTGTGATAACAAAGTTATGGAGGTAAGCATAAGACAGTTTTTAAGGGTATATAGAGGGGACATGATAAAGTTACTAGGTGCTTTCAAAACAGTAGCCTTCCTGGCTGATGCAGGCTGCTATGAAGAGGCTTTTAAGTTGTTGTATGTTTTAGACCAGATAGCAATGGGTATAGAACAGTATCATGAGCCACTATATCAGTGTACTAGAAAGGTACTATTAGCATATATAACCTCATGTATCAATGACCCTGGGGACTGGCATTCTATCGGGTAGTTTGACGCGCTATGGCATACCTTAGAGCATCTATGGCATGGCTATTTTGACCGGGTGCCTCTATAGGTAACGGGTTACCATCAGGGTCAAGTTTCTTGTGATAACTTTTACACAGGTCATATAAGGTTTGCCCGTCTAGAGTGTTACCGCCTGCCTTCTGCCCTCGGTAAAACAACAAGCGCTTCTGAGCCATTAAGTTATGCATCTGGGAGATGCCATCCAGTTGTTTGTTATAACCCGCTACCGACCTCTGTAGCCCCGTTAGACGCTGTTCTTTGCCCAGTATACGAATATCTAATACTCTGGCTGGTCTTGCAGGGTCACACCGGGTCTCTGTAACGTCCCAGTTTTTAGCCAGTTGCACTAAGGAGTCGTTTTGTTCATACTCAGGTATCGGCAATGCTTTAAACTGATGCCCCTCACCATCCGAAACGGCTGTGTTATTGGGTTGCCACCCATCAACATATATCCAGGTGTCTTTGTAACGAACTATCACAATATGGGCTGGGTTGATGTCGCCGTGGTCAACCCCTAGAATACACTCTTCCCAGTCAGGCGGTAACTCGTCTGTGAGGTTGTCCTCATCCAGACTGGTGAACCATGCACCGGGGGTGTCTTCCCAGGTCGCCTCATATTCCTCCCTGTAAACAGACGGGGGTAGTATCAGTTTATACTCTCTTAACTCATCCTTAGGGAAGTAGGGGTTAGTTTCAGTAGGAAAGTGGTAGTTTAGTTGACGGGTGCTATCCCCGTTATCACGTTGCCACAGTCTATAGAAGACATTACTCTTACCAAGAGGTGTCCCCGTCATATAGGCTTGACTAAAGGGTAAGTCGGACATTGCTGGCATCAACACACGGTCTATCACAGGTTGTCTAACGTTCTGTACCTCGTCTACCCACAGTGCCATGACTTTTAACCCGCGTAAGCGGTCACCATTGGCATCGTTAGCCCCCCTTATCAACAAGTCAGGCCGGTCACCCTTAAACTTAAAAGTCATTGACTGCTTATTGATACTTGCTACCAAAGGGTGTTGTGATAACATACTATAGAGAGACTCAAACCATATTTGACGAGCCATAACTGCTGTAGGCATTGTCACAAGGTTCACAGGTTTATGCCCATCAGCCCATGTCCCCTCCATATCCCAGCCCTTCCTAAGGAGCATCTCTCGCCAGTTGAGACACCAAAGGATGCTGAGGTACTGACCTAACTTAGTCTTACCCCACCGTCGCCCCGCCCTTATCATCGTCACCTTGGCACGGCTGTTCATTACTTCACACTGCTTAGGGTGGGGTGTCAGTACCAAGTCACCCATAACGTTGTATCTCCTTCGGCGGCGTCATATCCAACCCTGTTATAACAAGCCTACACTCGGTGTTTTCCTCCTGGTTAGCTTCGGTTTGAACTGTCAACCACTTGGTTAGGTCAAACTTTAAACGGACTGCTGCTAAGGCGGTCTGGGGGTTACGCTCATTGACCTCTAACACCCCATCCTTTACCGATATCTTTTCGGTGAGTACACCCTCACTTAGTGATGCCAACCTTATCTCCTCTGCCTGTTCCATGAGTTGTAGAGGGTCACCCCCAAACTCAGTCACTCGTGATAACATTGCTTTGTAGTTGAATACCGCCACTATTCTGACCTCTCAGTAACAACTCTAACAATGGGATAATAGCGTTAAAAACCAGTGTGAACATCAGCAGGCTATAAGGTTTAGGCTCAAACTGCTCCCACGGGTCGTAGGACTGTCTTAGAGACTGTTGGTAAGCTATCCGGTACTTCATCTCATTAGAACGGTTCCCCACCAGTTTAGCCGTCCCCTTAGTGGCTAAACCACGCTCTACGGATATCGTCATAAACCTCCCAGACCCCCGGTTATCCTCCGGTTCCAACCCTGCCACCCACGGCTCACCTGGATAGTCCTCAGCCATCGACCTCACAAAGCTGTTGGCTATAGGGTCTGTCGCACCCCTGCCAAAATATTTATTGAGATATGTTGACACACTCCGACCACTGTTAGGACGTAACCCCAGGTGCCTACCTACCTGTTCTAGGGTGTAACCACTTCTTAACCAGAGGTCATAGCCTCTTCTCCACTCCTCTTGTGATAACATTGCCGGCTTCCTATAGTCCATAACTCCAACCTTCTATAACTGTATAACGATATTATAGCACAAAAGTAACCCCACTGGTTAGGTGGGGTTGGGAGCCTTGTTATAACAATGTCTATCGGTTCTGTGGCATCATTATAACATCTGTGGCATCATAGACACCTTGGTAGTCCGGTTGTAAAGGAACTGTCATAGAGTAGAAGCGCCCGGTCATCATTCGAGTGTCAGAATGTACCATGATGTCAGTACCGCCTGTGAAGAAGTCCGGAGCGGTTACGGGGGAAACCACATAGCAGTTTGCACCTGAGAACTGTCTGACTTCTACGACTAGGTTGAGTGAGCTTTGGGATGTCATGAGGGTTTATTCCTTGTTTCTCTTGTCTTCACCTATTCTAACATCGTCTCCTTTCAAATGCCCACTTCTTTACACAGTCTTTATAATGAGCTTCGTTAATACTATAGAGCGCGCTGCCAAGATGGCTACTGGTAAGGTGTCTGACTTCCGTAAAGTTCTTGATATCCAGCCTCAAATATCTGGCTTCACTTTTCCGCCCATAGTCCAGAAAGGTATTGACATTGCTGGTCAGTTTGGTGTAAAGGTGCCCACTGCTGAAGACTTAACAGGACTGGCTAATAAAGAGATAGATAAGCTATTTGGCAAGGTTAGAGCGCCTATCCTCAAACAGTTAGAAGCCCTCGACAGCGCTATTAAAGGCTTGGAGGGCTTGGAACCTAAGGAAATAATAAAGAAGCTAGAGTGGCTTCTCTAGACTCCTTTACGGGCTATATGACGCCATACTGCCAAACATGTTGCAACAAAACCTATGTGGGTGTTTGACCCTAAGTAACGTTGTGATAACACTCTAACAGTACTATTAAGCGGGGCGGTGCTGGATGTGTAGTATTGTTCACACTCATTGGAGAGGGCGCTTAGGGCTACCTCATCCAGTGTGGTTAAATACTCTTCTATAGTTGATGGTAACATTGTTTAACGCTCCCTGATACTATAGGTCACTGTGATAACAAACTGTTGTTTGGGCTGTGAATAGGCTAGGCTAGCTTCGGCACCCGCTTTGATGAAGCGCTGTAACGTCTGTCTAGCGTTGATGTTGCCTTTGATGTAATATTGCTCTGTCTGTGTCATTATCCTAACTCGCTCATCAGTACCATTTTAAGGTTATTCGATACCTCTAGTGATGTCAATACTTTTTGGCACTCAGGTTTATATTCCGCTATCTCTGCGGGTGTACCATATAAAACTATTACCAGTCTACAGTCTTGACAGTGTAATGCCCTATAGGCTATCAACTGCCCTATAGCCTGAGTGTACTTAGGTGCGTGTTTAACTTCTATAATATATTTTATAGACTCATGTTGCACAAAGACATCCATAGAACGGTTACGGCGTCTCCCACCCCCTGTGCTGTTTAAGGGTATCCTATACTCAGTTTTACAGTACTCAGCATTGCTAAGCTGTGAGGCTATTTTATCCCGTATCGCGGCTTCTCTAGCAAGGTTTGACATACTCTTTCCTACAACGTTAACTTGACGCTAACACTGTTAGGTGGGCATTGTCAACTGGCTAACCACATATTAGAGTAGCGGATAAAGCGCCACACCAACCCGTCAACCGTCTTTAAACCCTCTCTCTTCCAGGTGGATAGGTTAGCGTGCCACTCATCGGCACTGATGCTGTAGCGCTTCCGTAGTTGCTTGTCTCTGGCTTCAGGCTTCTTAGTGTCTGTTGTGATAACAGTCTCCTGTGGCTCCTCTGGTTGTGGTTCTATGACCTCTGTGATAACAGGTTTAGGGGCATAGTAGTCTATGAGTTGTTCTAGGGTGTCACCATTGAGAGCAGCATCAATAACATAGCTCTGCTGACGATGGTGCATCTCCTGAAACCAGGTCATTGCTTCAACTTGTAATAGGTTAGCAACACGGTCTACAAGGTCATCTGAGGTAAGGTCGAGGAGTTTTGGTACAAGGTCACCCCTAGCCTCTCCAACAGTGCTGATAATGCACTGAGGTAGCACACACACACTTCTGAGTATCTTGTGTGAGTAGTTCTTAGTACGGTCTACCAGCCATAACTTACCGTGGGTTACAACGTGTACAGGTAGCATACTGTTTATACGCTTTTTACCAGACCAGTTATAGCAAGTACCATCTGCTATCATAACCTCGGCAGCAGCACCCGTTACAGTATCTAGAGTTCTGGTATCCTCAGGCATACCTAGCCACTGTCTTAGTTGAGTCCTCATGACTTGGGTTAAGTTGGTTCCTAACTCTTTAGCCTTAGCCATGGCCTCTTCCAAAAAGCTGGCATCGTCTCTGAATGGTATCGTTTTAATGCTCATACCTTTAACCCATCTCGTCTCTCCCTATTATAACTCATTAAACACACTCACACAACTAGATATCTTTAGGGTGGTGATAATGTGATAACACCAAGGGAGATATCTCTAGGTGTGAGTGTGGTTGCAGCGTCCCTGAGTATAGATAAAGGAGTTGATATGAGAGATGACCCTGAGTTGGAAGCTATGGGTAGGCTGTCTAGGCATATATACCCATGTTTAGTTTACAGATGCCAAATGATATCTAGAAGTGGGGTGGGATGTTCCTATAACTTGCTCATAGGGTCAGAAGTGCATTGCCAAGCACCAACTCTAGATGCACTCCTACAAAAGATGAGAACACATCCTTTCCTTAGTCAGTTAGTGGACACATACACTTTGTGATAACATGTTGAGAGCAACAGTACAACTAGAGGGTTTAGAGGAGTGGAGTGTTGGTGACCGTCTCACAGAGCTAGTGGTGTCACTTGGACAGGGTAAGCAAGGCTCGGCGGTGAGAGTGGTGGTGGCAGACCCCGGACACCTTATAGCTGAAAGGGTTATTAACCACACCTTTAAAAGTGGTGGTATACAGTCTATAGAGCCGCCTGAGAGCCCTCCAATGGAACCTGGCAGTGTAACACCAGATAGTGGTGGTAGTGTGCCACCTGGCACCGTAGGGCGGGATAAGAAGTCAGTTCAGTTAGCTATTGTTAAGGCTGGGTTGGCAGCAGGGTTGACAGACCCGTTACATATCACCTATCTGTTGGCGGTGGCTGAACATGAGACAGACATGGGGCGTATCTTGGTAGAAGAGGGTAGTCGCTCCTATTTCAACCGTTATGAAGGTAGGAGGGACATCGGTAACACCCAGCCAGGTGACGGTTACAAGTTTAGGGGTAGAGGTTTCGCTCAAATGACGGGGAGGGTTAACTTTGCCAAGTGGACTAAGCGCCTTAATGTAGACCTTATTGCTAACCCAGACTATGTGGCAGACCCTGCTATAGCTGCCCGTATTATGGCTGTAGGGTGCCGTGATGGTCTCTTTACCGGGAGGAAGATGTCTGCCTATTTAGGCGGTGGTAAAAAGGACATCTACAACTCAAGGCGCGTTATTAATGGTATTGTGCCCTCTCAGATGCCTAGGTGGTTGAAAGCCTTCGCCAAGTGGGAAGGAGCACCTACAGCAGCGCTTATAGCGGAAGCCGGCGGTGGGGCTGTAGCCCCTAAGGTTACTCCAGAGTCTACAGGGCTTGACACAGGTAACGCTGCTACAGCGCAAGCTGTCGTAAAGGGTAACAAACTCATTGTGACAATAGATGATGTGAGTTTTGAGTACTACCATCAGGGCACACACGGGCTATCAGAGGGTAAAACCGAGTTAACAGGTCTGGGGATAGGTTTTGAGCTGTCTAGGAGGCAACGTACTAAAACAGAGGGTAAGTTGTCTCTAAAGCAGTTGGCGGAAAAGATAACTAAGTCCCACGGGGGTGTTCTGAAGTGGGAGGCTCCTACTGATGTAACTTACGACCATATAGACCAGCATGGCTTGAGTGACTATAAACTGTTACAGCGCCTTTGTGAGCAGTCTGGCTACCTGATGAGAGACGAGGGTAAAACCATTATCATCAGCACCATAGCCAACCTTGTAGACACAGGTATAGTGTTGATAC